AGTCGAAACTTTAAAATCTGGAATCTTTGGCGTCTCTGGTGTCAGACTATTATCAAAAATACGAGTTCTATTATTTGGATAGAGACAGAACTGCCCATTATCAAGTTCAATTAGGTTATGAGACTTGTGTTCTGATGGATTTTCACTGGTCGAATAATCAATTGCATCAGCATCTTGATGATAATTATCGATCGTGCAAACATAAGTGCCCGTTTGAGTTCCATAATCACGAGTATAAACTTCAAAATGCATTGAACCAATGAATTGCTTTTGAATTGTTGTAACACCATAATCCATACAGTTCCAAAATTGTAGATTATGAAGTGTCATATCAGGAGTTGGTTTTTCCGGAGACGAGACAAACGCGCTTATAGGTAACTTATCATACATTGCGGCATACTCTGGTAAGTACGTTTCAAAATAAAAAGCACGCCCAGGCATCGATTTAACCGATACCCAGACGCCCTTTACAAATTCACCATGACCACTTTGATGATCGGTGAGATATTCTTTTCTTACCCATACTTCATAGGCAGGTAAATTTGAGATCAAACAAGACATGAAGAAAGTTTAATAGTTAATACTATCTATTATCTTCCCTGACCTCTATACTTTTTACGAGCCGCGTTTCTGGATGTTGCAGAATACGTCGTGTTCTTACCACTACCTTGACGAGTTTTTTTCGGTTTTGATTCAATGTTTCTTTCACCATTTAAACCAACCTTTGATCGTACTGCCATAAGACTCCTTATTCCTCAATAATAATTTCAGTTCTAATGTTACCTGATTGACCTGTCTCATAAAATTCTATGGACAGGTCCTCTATCTTATCAAAAAATTCTTCAGTGCTCAATTGATCATAAAGAATTTTATCATCTACAAGAATTCTATAAAATTCCTGACGTGCCATCTTAGATTACTCGCATCTTTTCGTGCCCAACGCGAACACGAGGATCACACCAAATCTCGAAACCTGCCTCCTTTGCATCAAGGCAGAATGAGACATCCTCTCCACACATATCCTGTACTTCGCCACTCTCGAAGACTTGCATCTTCGGAGCAAACCATGGATACTTCATCTCACTATTCTCCCAGACTCCGTGCTTGATGAGTAACCATCCAAATCCGGCATAATCTACGGTGAATGGAGATCTGCGCTTTGAAATACTCTCAACCGTTTCATGATTCATCACACCGCCATTATTACGGAAATCATCCTCTTCCATCCAGTGTGCTACTGAGGTCGTTCTACCATCTTCTGTGGCATACCATCCGGATGCAATGTCTTGATCCATTAGAACCAATTGCCAAAACTTCTCAGTATTAAAAATAATATCACTATCAATCCATAACTGATAATCATACTTTAATTTTCCGTCCCAGGGCAATTGGTCCGGACCACGCAATACATTTGCTCCAAGACACTTGCACCTTGCAAAGTTAACCATGGACGAATAGTCCTGCGAAATCTGGATGCTTGCTCCCGATTGTACTAAGTCAAAACAAAGTTGTACGAAATTCTTTAGATAAGCATAAGAACATCCTCTCCCTGGAAGACAAAAGACAATTGCCTTTCCTCTTACCATCTCTTTTGCTTTATCATAATCCCACTCTGCAGTTTTTTTGACCGGCGTTTTTGCCTTTACTGTGAATCCCTTTGCCATAAGAATAACAATTTACTTTCGAATCATACAACATTATATAGCGATTGTCAAGGACTCTTTTCTTCTGCTAAAACAATCTCATCTCCATCCACTAACCACCTTAAAGTAGTGCCCTCATACCATTGCATCTCATTCAAAATTACTTCGGGCACCGTTACATAATAATCCCCAGTCACAGGATCGACCTCTACTTCACTAAAAATTTTCTCGGAATTTTTTTGCATATACGCGAACCTTACACTTGATTTTATATAGCGAAAAAAAATTTTATGTGCCTTGGAATTTTATCGCGCTCTTGGAAACCTTTGTAGGTTAGGGGAGTCATGGGTTTTTATAAACGCCCCCCCTTAAACGGGGGGACTGCTGTATTCACGAACGACTGATTATGAGACTGTTGTGAACTTAGTGTTGTTGAAGTTAGCAACAGAAAACTGCTGACGATTAACCAACTTATATGTACCTAACTCAGTGGAATAAACATAACCCTCACCATCGATTCTATCCTGACCGAGGTATGCCTCAGGACCTACATTGCGGCACTGATTCATCAACTCTTCTTTCAAAACTATCATCAACCCGTAGAGGTGCATAAGTGACTCATTGCCCATGAAGTCCTCATTCGTCATAGGATAACCTTCGCGAATTGACTTATTCACATTTTGCTTAATCTGTGCGGCGTCTCTATCACTTACGAATGTTGTCTTATCATACACCTGACGAATCAAGTCTATGACGGGAGGCATCTCAAACTGATCCAATCCGTCATCATAATACCCGCTCCAGATATATGCCTTAGGGAACACGAACTTACAATAAACTGTATCGGTAATCATAAACCTTAGCGGTTCTGCCACGGCATCACGTAGGTCGGATTCTGCCGTGTAGAGCGTATGAGGTGCCACGATGATTTCCTCTTCTACGGTATCATCGAATTGATACGTGATTGTGTTCGGTGTGTATTCATCAGACCCACCGAATCCGATGAAGTCCCCCTGAATAATACCCCCGACCCGTGGTAGATAGTCGAAGCACTTATGCAGAATTGTTGCAACCTCTCCCGTGTGGTTTGCATCGATGTCCTGATGCGATTCGTTGATTTTGATCTTTACTTTGTTGAATACGGATTTGGTCCCAACGAAGAACTCACCCGATGCAGGATTGGTCCCCCAAACGATTGCCGGAGCACCATCAATCTTCACTGATAAATCACCCTTCAGTTTGAGAGATACCAAAAACGAAGTATCTCCGGTAAGGATTGTGTCTTCGGGATGTTCGATGTGAAGGTTTTTTGTCATGTTGTGAATTAGGATTTTGAAGGATTAGAGGGAGATTTGTATCAGGCGAGGCGCATACCGTTCCGGAACTCAGTGGTATGGAATTCGGTGCCAGTCCAGAGACGGACGAACCAGGTCCAGTTCTTCTGGAATACGCCTTCGCCAGAATAACCGAACGCATCACAGAGAGCGTTGAGACGAGATTTGGTGGTATTGGACTGGAAACCGCCGTCGTAGAGTTTCATTGAATCTTCATCAACCTCAGCGATCAGGTTGCCATGGAGATAGACTTTGGAGATGCCGTCCTCTGTCAAAACGCTGGTGTTGCCGGAGGTCCAGTTCTGGTTCGCCTGGACTGCGACGTTCATCTGGGTTTCGATTTTACGCATGAGAAGAGAAGAGGTTTAGAGCGTGTGGCGGGCGTTGTCCCCTCCACTTCTATACAATACACGGTTTTGAGGGTCGTGCCAAAATCGTGTGGCACTAGTCCGACTGTCACATGCGGTCTATGCTGCGCTGGATTGTTTCGTTACGTTCTTGCATAATTTGTACCATATCAGAATCCAGCAGATCGATGAGAAGATTAGCACCCAACAAAATAACAATGGCAGAAAGACAGATACGCATGAGTTTGTGTTACTTAAGGTTTGCTTTGTTGATGACTGTAACCCATTCAGTCGGAGGTGATAGTTTGTTGGATACTTTGACCCAACGACCTTTGAACTTAACGATGGTGAATTTCATAGGTTTGAATCAGTTACCGAAGAACTCATCATGACAATCAGCAACGAAATCTATCAGTTCGTCGGTTGCATCCAATGCAAAACGATCACATACCCAATCGACACACATATCAAGGGGAGGCATCATCTCCAACATGTAGTTTGCAAGGTCTGATGCGATCATCTCTTTCAGTTGGCGCATGTCACTTTGCATGGCATAGGTGCAAGGGTCGGTGTAGGTTTGCATTTGGTTGATTTTTTTCACCCTTCTACAATACACGGTTTTGAGGTCTGTGCCAAAATCGTGTGACACTAACTCAACCGTCCACGGGCAGCTGACCTGAGTGTTACTTAGTCTCCACTAATTCCTGCTGTTGTAACATTAGTTGCTCCTCTGTAACCTCATCCACACAGTCTTGAATCATGGTGTAGATGTAATCTATCTGCCCAACATCATCAAAGATACGTGCAACAAGTGTAGGATCATTTACCTCAATATCATAATCAACCTCACCATTTTCATCCTTCATATGAATATCTTCCTTGGTATAAATCCATGCGGCACATTCTGCATCTTCTCCCTGTTCTTTGATCATACTATTAACACGGTCTTGAAGTTGCTTGAGAGTGTAGTTCATGATTTGAATGAAGTGAGGTGAGTGTTACTTAGTCTCTCAATTATCAGGGAATTGTGCAAGTTTGGCATCTGCAAGTGCTGCTATCATAGTCCAGACCTTTTCTCCACTGATAACATTTTCGGCACAAATGTATTCTACTGAATCCTCAACGATTTCAAGGACTTCAATTGCTTGCATTTCAAGTTCGGTCATGGTAGTGTTAGATAGGGTGAATGAGTGAGTGTTACTTAGTAGTCTGTATTTCCTTCAATATATTCTTCCACATCAAACTTCTTATCATCTTCATATTCTTCCTTGTATTCAATCACATCATAAATCTCTCCTGGCATGTCATTAATCTCAGAGAAAATGTCAGTGTCGAAAGTGTCGTAATCCATTTTGATGAAAATTGTTTGACTTGAAACTACAATACACGGTTTTGAGGTCTGTGCCGAAACCTTGTGACACTAGTCCGACTGTCCACGGTCAGCTGACCTGAGTGTTACTTAGTCTATAAGTTCTTTCATCATGTTATTAACCTCGATTCCGTCTATCTTTACATCGTCCCACTTACATCCGTCTGGTGTTTCTTTACTTCCACAATCGAGAATCATACTTACCAGGTGACCATAAGTTCCACCATCCCTTGCAGTTTCACATGCCAGTTCATACAAACCAGGATCATTTCCGATCCAGAGAGCAACATTCCAGGTCTCCCAATTTGCCCAACCGTTGTAACCTTGCATTTGGTGAATTTCTGATGACTTAACTACAATACACGATTTTCAGGTCTGTGGCCGCCTCGTGTGACACTAGTTCGATTGGCACAAGACACTAGTTTTAAGTGTGCCAATCTACAAACTGACACACTAGTAGTTGTTAACTGTTTCTTTTATACTAATGTCAATATGTTCATCACCTTCTAGACCTAGAATATCAGTCCAATCGATATTCTCTACATCTAGATCTTCATAACACTCAATGTCTAATGTAACACTCACAATTCGTTTCTGTGCGTACATGTGTATCTCGTGTGATGTTTACGTATTATATCATGCGTAATGTCTATATGCAAGTGCCTGATAGTCTGTGCTATCTCGTGCATATTCATCATCTAGATCATATGTGTATTGTGTATCATGATGCATCTCGTCGAGCATATACATCTCGTCGCGAGTATCATGACATGATGTCTCGTAGTCCCATATGTAGAATGTCTCGTAGTCGTTCATGGTTCTCGTCGAGATATCTATTGTATGATTATATCATGTAATCTCGTTCTATGTCAAATGTAAGATCTAGACGAGATTTATAATCAATATATTTATACTATAAGATGTCTTTATGTTACAATTTATGTCTCGTCGAGAAAAATTTCGCGTCCCGTGGGTTGACAAACCGCGCTCTCCATGATACGCTCGCTAAACTTGCATAAGATGTGAGGTTTATGAGATACTTAAAGATATTAGATCTAAGGTTTAAGAGATACTTAGAAGATACTTGGAAGATACTTGGAAGATACTATACTCATAGTTTTCCACAGATAAACAACTAATATAAGGGTTTATCCACACAAATAATACACTTTTCCACAACCTTGTTAAAAAAGAGTTTTATATTTATAATCATATTTAAAACCTATTTTTTAATGTATTCTGTATCAATGGATACACTTTTAACTGAATTCCAGTGTCTCACCACTCCTGCCACAATAAAGACATTCGTCAACAGATAAGTCAGTAATATACCCGTTCTTAGAATACAAATAATATTATCATATCTCTCAGTCTTTTCATCATTGAAACTACCCAGAGTATACTTCCATACCTTAACTATCTCATTCATTATCATTCACCATTTGTAGATAGGACACTCACTTACCTTGAACTTAACCTTATGTTCTAACCAACAACCACAGTGTTTACATCTATTCTGTCTCATACTATAATACTCACACTTCTTACATATATCCAATCGTTCTTTTTTTAATTCATCACTTGCGAATACTTCTCCTGGTGATAGATTTAATACACCATCCTTGACCACTTCAAATGTAAACTTTGCAAGACTCTTTCCTTGTTCCTTAATTGTAGGAAACTCTTCCCCCTGGGGATGAGCACTCTGTGCGTCCTTGTTATTATCATCCATTGTAATTTGCCAAATAGAACCAACCTGTTGCAATATACTTTGTTCCTTCTAAGACTAACCCTCCTCTATGGCAATGTGTCATACCTGCGGGCCATATTAGTAACTTTCCCTTCTCAGGTTGTATTCTTTTCTTATAATATAAAAACTCTGTTTCTCCACCTTGATAATCATCATTCAAATAGATCATCCATACAAGACATCGATTGGATTGTTCTAAGTTTGAGTTCTCATCGTGCCAGACATGATAACCACCACCGGCAGGAGTCTTCTGTATCTTCTGTGAAAGTGAATACATTGGTACAGTCTTTAGATGACCAAAGACATTTACATATTCATTAAAACATGGTTGTAATGTTTCATTTAATAACTGTGATTGATTATCTTTCATTGCAGGATTCATCTCTGCCAAATCTAATGCCCAATCAAATCGTCCGGCATTACTGTTCTCAAATTGATTGTCTTCACAGAACACTGCATCAATATCCTGATAATAATCAAAAGACTTTATAATACCATCACAGAACTTAGAATCATATACATTAGAATACGTTCCTATAAAATCATTGTATTCACCTTTGAGTTCAATTGTTTCCATTCAAATACTCCTTCAGTTCTGGGTTCTTTTCAATAATTAATTGTTTGAGATAATCATAGTCCTCATCATACCACTGCTCACTATTTGATATCCACTTATCTAATGGACAATCACCAAATGGATCCTTTATCTTATGTGGTAGATAACATCCACAATACTTACATCCCTCCTCGGGTTCATCAAAATACTCACATTCATCACAAATTGACCACCTTTCCTTTTGACAGTTCTTTGATGCACTCCATTCCTTTCCGGATGCTTCCTGCAAAAAGAATTCATCCAGAAAATGAAATACAATTGTCGCAAGTTTCACATCATTCATCATACTATTATATCATACTTTCAATTATATATTACTGATACTGCCCTTGACAGTATTAACCGATAATCCTTGATTGACACTTGTACTCTTTTTCTTAATCGCAAATCCGGCACTACCTCCTGCCGAAACTCCCCATGTTCCTCCTGTGCCACCACTATTTCCAGGATTTCCACTGCTACTTGCACCTGAGTTCGCACATGAGTTAGTATTACCACTATTACCAGGATTACCGGCACCAGGTCCACCTTGATTACTAAATCCTTGTCCGACTCCTCCACTACCTCCAGAACCTCCACTACCACCACCAATATTATTATAGTTAGTAAAACTACAATCTAAATTCCAAGACGGATTACAACTATATCCACTCAAACCATTCCATCCTTGTCCTCTACGAAATCCTATTCCACCTGAACCACGACAACGATTTCTTACAGTTCCGGCAACCGGAGCAGCATTTACTAACTTTGCATTATTTCCATATGCACTTCTACATGCAGCATCTGCTACACTATAATTCCAATATCGCTCGGCATTCATTCCACTATTGACCTGCGTACCGGCACTACTTGTACTACTGCAACTAATAGATGAACCACTATTTCCAGGATTCCCACTATTTCCACCGCCACCTCCGGCCCATATTCGACCATTACTTCCTAATGTGATCGATACATTATCATAACTGGCAGTATTCTCAATATACAGGGCACCACCACCATTTCCTCCTCCGGCAGCACCACCCTCACCATAGATTGCACCACCGTCCGGTACATTAATCGTTAGATTATTATATTCTCCCTGACTAAACTTCAGTGCATACTTACTGGTCTCATTCGCATAAACAACACCCTCCACATCCATTCTCTTTGGAACATTCTTTGATAAATTAGAATTCCATTGTGATGCATTCGTATCCGCAAATTCTAATTCTTCATCATTTCCACTTTGTGTGATATTATATTCTACAATCGAATCTCTTAATTGTGATGTACTCCAATTAGATGATGTCGCGACATTCTCATTCTCTGTCGCATTTGGTACTCTGGGAGTGATATTAGAATCATCAGACCAATCTACATCATCACCGGCATTTCTTAGATAATCAGATGCACTTACATTCGTTCCTGCTAAATCACCGAAAGTATCCCGAATGGCACTGAATTTAATCTCTCCGGAACTAAAGTATTTGGTTTGTGTTTTATTAATTGCCATTACAGAAACAGTTTTTACCCATATTTATTTATTCACATATATTTAATTGCGACGGTAAATCGGTGGTCATTTCTGAATGTTGTGGCACGATGCAATAGATTCGCACTAAACACGACCATACGATTCGGTATTGGTAATATACCATACAGTTCATCATTCATTAGAAATTGTGTCTCTCCTCCATCATCTTTGTCCCATCCCATATTTGGATAATAGATGAATGTAATTCCTTCCTCTCCATCGGTATGAAAATATGGACGCTCACATGGTACAAAACAATTCACATACATTCGGTAGAGTTTCTTACCCTGCACTTGCTCTGATGAATCTTTTAACCTCTTTTTGATTAATTTATAAACAAACTCTGTCTCTGGTATATTATGAATCATACCCGTCACAGGTAAATTCATATCATCTCTCTCACCATATGAATACTCTGCACTCATACAATACTCATGAATAACCTGATGCTCCTCCTCAGAAAAAAACTGATCGATATAATTAAGGTCCATACAATTTGTCCTCTCCGTATTCTGTCAGGATAATATTAAATGCCACACTGATTCTTGGATTGTCGGGTGTTGGTTCTGATTTTGGTACATAGTGCTCCAAGTATGGAGGGAACATGAGTATGCTACCCTCTCTTAATTGTGGTTCATACTCATCATTATAGTTATTAGAGTCAAGTTCAATTGAATTGGTTTGCCTTAGTATTCCGATTGGGTCATTGAATACCACTGGTTGATGTACCTCAGGATCAAACTTTAAATAATGAATACATGAGAAATGTGGTCGAATACCAAATATATCTGGTTGCACATGTGTATGCACTTCTTGATACTCACCATTGCTATAATAATTAAACCACATTTCGAGTACATTGACCTTTGTCGGTCTATCAAAGAACTTAAGAATATATTTTTCATACAATCTCTGTGTCACATGACTCTCAGAAAAGAGTTTGAAGTTAAAATTAGTTGCATCAAATGATGTCAGTAGATTATCAGTCAACCATCCTTCGGGTACTTTTGAATCTCCCTTATCACGATAGTTCTCAATCGCATGAGACAATTCCTCCTTAATTAACTCATTCTCCTTGATATGAGCCTGGAAGATGTGTATTGGGAATAATACCTTTTTATATGGATTCACAAATTTAATCTACCTCAACATTATCAAACCGATCGTATATATCCATCTCATCTAAGGTTTTGCCGTACTTATTCTTCCTTGTATGAACATACTCTAACTCTTTCCAATAGTATGGATGACATAGTAAGAGTGTATGAATGTATTTGTGTTTCTCATTCTTTGTATATTGACAATTAGGTTTTGGTTTGATACCAGTCTCAATCGTAATATACAGTTCATCCACAAAATATACCCAACCCTTATGAACTAAACCATTATGATTCCAAATAACATAGTCATCAACTTTTGGAGTATAGTGCATATTCAAGAGGGTTGAGGTTGAGTTGCATTGCGGTATATGGAGTCGTAGAACTAATATCTACCTTATCTCCGTGCTTGGTGGAGTTAATAGGCGCATGATAGCATCTCTTCTTTGTACTATAGAATCCCCAGATTGATCGGGGAGGTGTATCAGTATAAGAGAACATACCATGGTTGAGAATCCAAATAGCAAGCATATTTTTTCTATGCTCTGTAACTTCATATGAGAAACCTTTTGGAGATTGATGTGTGAAATCACGCGGAAGTTCAATCGTTGTCAATAACTGCTCTGAGTCTGTCTGGTGCGATTCCAATTCCGAGATAACCTTGCAGTTTGGCATTACATTGTTCCTTAGTCAATTTACGATTAGAATTGTCGTCCTCAACAACATCCTCCCACCCGACTGTACTCAACTCTTGAATTTTGAAAAGTCTTTCTTCCATGGGGTTCACCTCAAGTGTGTTACTATTTTACTTTAATTTATACCACATGTCAATGGAGGAACTTCAATCATAATCCACTCAGAAGAGAATAGGTTAATCGTGTTCCCCAATTCATAAACCACATAAAGGATGCTATAAAGATTAGTTTGTGTGTGGAAGTCATGCCGGTGTTACACTCCATTCATCTGTCGGAACCATTGTGTTGATGACGTGCTCAACATTTTCGATTCCATAGACCACAACCTGCTGGGTTGAAGTATAACCATTTTTCTTCTCACGTTTCCATGAGACAACCCATCGATCACATGATACTTTCATCCGTCGCACCATCCCATAACTTCGCAACCTTCATCACTTAACATTTCTTCCTTAATACCATTTGCCTTACATACCTCCCAGTCTTCATAAGTGCAATCACGGAGATACTTTCCATCCTTATCATGCACTGAGGCATATTGTTGAATATAAAAATCCCACTTTAATCCTCTCTCTTTGTATTCAGCATAATACTCATCATCCCAAATATCCCAGTCAATGGGTTCTACATCCATACCCTTCTCTAATCCATACTTCTCCACACATGCATCAGTCAACCACAAATAACCAGAGTGATTCTGGTCCCAATTGTAATACTCACCATCAACCTCATCCAACATATCAAGGTCAGATTGGTCCGTGAGATCGTATTCGTGTGTCATGAATGGTTCTCCATAAATTCATCAAGAGTGTAACCTTCACCAGTTGATGTTTCTTCAATCAATTGTTCGATTGTAAGTTCTTCCATCTCTTTACGATATTCTTCTGGTGTTGGATCTTCTGGGTCATAATCATCATGGCAAAGATAGTCCCACTCTGCCACAAGTGCATCAATCAGTTGTCCTTTAGTGTAATTCATCAAGATGTGCCTGAATAATAGAGTTAATCTCCTCACATTTGAAGGAGGTTTCTTCATCAACTAGCATAGCATAATCCTCTACTGCCTCCATAATAAGACAGTATTGTTCTTCATTAAATTCTATCATGCACCTTGATAGTATGCATTACGATAGAGATATCCACCTGCCCAATCACAATTTTCCAACACAAACTCACGTTCTTCGATGATTAGCAGATTGAAACGTACACCTTTTGCTGGTGCTTTGTATGATGCTGCCTTGTAAACTTCACCGGTCTTCTTATCAATGAAGGCATGAACTGATTCAGTCTGACCATCTACACACTGCATGACTTTGTGATACTTACGACCAGAAATCAGTGCATAAGAATAGTTGCGACCATTTGGATGTGAACGTTGATGAGACTGTTGCAGTGCATCACAAAGCATGAGAGCATACTTAGTGACATTCAACTGAATGGTGTTACGTGCATCCTGTTGAGCAACGTAATCTGTGAAGGTGGCAGTCATGGGTGGTTTCCCTTGTATGAATGTATTATAGGGCATCCTGAGAGGGTTTCAAGATGCCGTGTGACACCGGTTAAACTGGCACCATGGACTTAAAATACAGACCAGCAATCTGCATCATATCAATCAATACCGATTGAATTTTTTCAAGTTCCTCTGGATCAATTTTAGAATCCCAAAAATCTACAATTTCAAACTCCTCAAAATTTACACTACCATCTTCATACATTGGAGAGTAAAATAATTCACCTTCAGTACAAACTGCATAGACTCCACCATGATCTTTGACCGTTGTAAATACACCAGAAAATTGTGGGTTCATGATTCGGGGAGAGTTAGTTGTTCAAATTCAAGGTGATCGCAGCATGAATCATCATCCTGCAAATCAATCATCTCAGTGTCAGTAAGAGAAGTGAGTTTACCGAAGAGAAAATCGATAAACTCATGGTCTTCTGTGGTAAACATAATCAGCAACCCATTGGAGTGTACTCGGAACGATCCATTTTGTCGGTGTTGTAGTTAGTAACTGTTGCACCATTGGCAATACGCTCTGCCCACTCATTCTTGGCAGTGAGCATGGTCACAGTGCTATAAGATTTTTGACCATTGGCACGGAAAGTGACACGCTTCTGGAAACGCTTAACAACAACCTTCATTCCTGTGATAGGATCTGCCTCGGCAATGAATGCCTCAGGGAAGAAATCAACGACACAGACGGAGTTTGTAAGTTGCATGGGTGGGGTTGGTTGCTTATGTAGTTATTATAGGGTATACAGAGCACTTTCCAATGGGTTCTGTGACACTTCTTCAACTGGCATATAGAATTTCCAAAGCAACCACCTGACTTCCATGAAACTGATCCGTTTTCTGTACTTGCCTGATGCCATGGGAGACTTGAAACTAGTAAGGAAAAAATCCATAGTCTCATCTCTCCATTGGTCTATCATTGCATTGATTGCGGGTAGATCTGCCTCTTTTACCATTGTTGACTCAATTGGGAAGTGATTTCTGTTAGTATTCTTACACTCACCAGTACTATTCACTAGTGATGGTATGTCATTGTCCTGTAACATACGGAGATGAATGTTATTCTGTGTATTTGTATCAATTCCATTTACGAGGATGGGTGCTAGGTCGCGTGGGTTGAAGCGCACATGAAAATCAGTTTTTGTTGGTGTGTTGTCAGATGTGAGCACAATCTCCTCACCATTGACAAATGTTCGTGTGTGTTCTACTCTATGCGGAACAAAATATGCAACACCTGCGGGTGCATCAGTATCTGTGAATAGTTGCATATCAAACTTATCCCATGCATACAGTCTATCCTTGAATAATCTTTGGTTCCAGAATGTACTGGGTATGATTGCAGCGACGTACTCACAGTTATCCAGCATTAATTGTAGTGCATCAAGGTACATGTCTTCATGTATTAGTTGCACTGGTAGTTTCTTACGTGATACTACTGTCTTCGCAAGGTATGGTGGGTTAGTGATACACACTCTGTACCCAGTAGGAAACTGTTCAAATGTATTTCTATACTCTATATCAGGATGATTGGGCTCAATATCATATCCATGCCACTCTGCATTTACATACGAAAAAAGGTGCCCCGCACCTGCAAATGGTTCCAAGATTGTAGTCTTGGGCACCATCTGATACCAGGAACGGAATGCACCGGAGTTGTTGAATGGGTCAGTCGTTGTATAATACTGACCCAGGAGTT